ATCCTATATTACTATTGGCATTTCCATTTTGCGCTTTAATGTAATAATTACCATTAGTGCCAATAACAGGCGCTCCTATAGATAATGTATTATTTGATACATATCCAGTAGCTAAATTACCAGTAGTAAAACTAAGATTTGCAGGCCACTCTCCGTCAACTGTAATAGTTCCACCAGAAACGCCTGGAGTTAAAGTAGTATTTGGATTTAAAATATTACCATAGAATAAACTAGGAACCACCATATTGCCTGGACTGTCCCAACCAGTCATATACAAATTACCATTAGTTGCTAATGTTGTAATCTTCTCTGCGCCATTTGACAATTGAATAAGTGGAACTCTTTGAATTTCAGTAACTTTATCCCACGTAAAGTTAGCGACACCGCCTAAATTACCTTCATCATTGAATTGAATAGCTCTATTTGCTCCGCCTGGATTATCTGTACCATTACCACCAGACCCCCAAGATAGATTACCTAATCCATCAGTTTGCAAATAATAAGCATACGTGCCTCCAGGTATGTGCAAATTAGCAATGTCTGAATAGGTGAAGTTAGCACCTGTGTATAATATGTTACCTGACAAATCAATGTTGCCATTAACGTTATTACCACTAATACCACCTGCGTTAGCAATTGGGTCATATACTGTTACGCCAGGTCCAGCCCAAGTGAAAGGTGCAGATGAAGCTCCTAATTTACCTGCGCTATTATTTCTTGCGGCAATAGAAACATAATATGTTCCTGGTGGCGCATCATTTACATCGATACGTATTGTTTCACCAGAAGCGAATGGAGCTCCACTACCTGAACTAACTGTTTTGTATAAGATATGTGTTGTTACATCACTAGTATAACCATAATTGAAATCCATATACAATACAGAACCAGAAGCAGGCACAGTTGCTTGTATGTTAAATGATTTAACATTTCCATTACTCAATGGATTAACTGTTAGTACAGGAGTGCCAGGAGCACTAATAATATTAGGATCTGTTAATCCTGTATTGGCTTCAGGAATAAAATCATCGATAGCATTGTCAGCATAAACAGAACTATTATATTCGAATGCAACAATTTTAGCACCTAATGTGCCATCTTCCATTTTTGCTTCTTGTACTTGACTAACTCTAAATAGTTTTCCGTCTGGGAACGTTGGTGCATCCCATCCATATTCTTCTAATGTGACACGAATAACATCACCAGCTTCAATCTGAATGCCACTATAGTCAAGCATAAAGTTGACAGTTAAATCTTCACGACTTTGTAGTAATCTACGAACACCTAGATATACTGCTTGAACATAATTGTTAACTTGGGCATACTGAATTACTAAACGATTATCAGGCTCGTTATAACTCAATAGACTAGGATCATACCACGGACTACTAGGATCAGTTAAATCAACAACTCTAAAATCTGTTTGGTCTTTGATGTTAGCATTAGGATATTGAACTTCTAAGCTATTATAAGTTTCATTCAAATCAATAGGATTGATATCAATACCACCTATCAATACATCACTATTCACGTGATATAAACTAGTAGTCGCACCGGTGTATGGTTTATTGATAACTACTTTCCACTGACCAGTTAATTCACTATACTGAAGCCAACTATCACACGCATCTACTAATTGCTGTAAATTACTTAAACAGTTGTTACCTGTATTCAATGGACCATTAATTTGATATCTATCTTGTGTAGTAGGTGGACCAGTAACTGGATTGTATGTAATTTGCTGTGCTGAATAAACATCTAGCGCAGTTAAAGATGCTGTATCAATTTGTGCTGATGGTATGCCACAACCATATACGTTATTATACATATAATCATATATTACTGCGCCAGGTGCTTTTAAAGGATTTGATAATTGAACTGTAAACTGATCCAATCCAGTTGTACCTGCGTCTTGATTATAATTTAATTTTACAACCATAAACGTAGTGTTAGTCATACTTGCACTGTCACCACCATCAGTATAGAAGGTACTATCCCATCTTTGGTCTGCTGGAATTCCAGGATCACTTAAAATATCGATAGCTGAATCACCACCTGTGTTTATACCACTGTAGCTACCATTAGTGAACAGATAGATAAACATATTACCATTGATTGTTGTATCAACTTGCACAGGGTCGCTGTTAGTAGTTAGACTAATAACTTTAGCGGCGTCAGCACCAGTTCCAAACGTTACTTCTTTGCCGCCATAAAATATTTTATCAAACGTATATGTGTTTGGAGTTTGACCAGGCATTGTATTTGTAACTTCAGCCAACGTACAAACATAGTACATTGATTTTTGATCGGTAGTTAATTTAGCGTCTGTAATAGTTGGTGCAACAAAAGCTGATCCATATATTACAGGTAATTTGTTATCTGTAGCTGGAGGTATTTGAACTCTAGCACCTGCATTAGAAGTACCAGCGGCGCTAGAGCCTTGACGATTACCTATCAGCTTACTAACACCATTAAACAATACTGCTTTTGCCGCAAATGCCGCGACACTACCTAAAAACGTAAAGCCTGTAAATGTTGTTACTGCGGCTGCGATTGCTGTAAAAACTGCCATATTATACTCCTGCTACCCAGACTTCTTCAGTCTTTTTATAACCAAATTTAGTAAAATCTAAATCAGGACTGTTAACCATTTTAGTCATTGTATACATATTAATTTTGTTTTCATTAACTAACTCACGTGCTAATTTATTGTATTGTAAGAGTAACTTATAACCTGCACTAGAGCCACGATACTGTGGTTCTACCCAATACACTAATTCACGCAATACTTTTAAATTTGGATCCCATATGTTTTGGTCTTTTACACCAATTATCATACCAGCAGTATTTTTATCTTCTGCTATCAATGCAACACCTCCACCTAAAATAATATGATGAAATAATTTATTAATATATTCTTCGTTATTGCATTCACGCATCATTTCGATAGGAGTGTTATTGCGAAAATTACGCAACATCTCTACTACAGAAGGTAAATCAAATTTATTTGCTTGTCTTATTTTCATTTGTTAATAACCTTGGAAGCTTTCAGTTTGAGTTGTGATTTGTGATTCCTGTGCCGCCGCACTTGGATTAGTAGCTTTGGTAATAGGAGCTTTACCAAAGTCAAAGCTGTAACCACTTAAGCTGAATACATTATCCATTGAACTATCATTACTGTTAAATTCTTTCCAACTATTTTCATTCGTCTTTCTACCAGCAATGCGATTCTCTAATACTACTTTAAAGCTACTAGCGTTTAGTGTGACTGTATAATTATCATCTTGGTCTTGTCGCTGTTCAGTAATGTTGTAACTAGTTACAATACCTGTGAATCTATGCGCTGAACTAGTCAACACGTAATTATTTGCTACGTTACCATCACCGCCATAAAAGCCACGTATTATTTCTACTTTAGATCCACGTATTTTGCCATTAGTATCTAATACAGCATATATGTTATTTCCATCGATGCCACTTAAACTAATACTGGTATCAGCACTTGTCGCACGTATATCACGCTGTTGAACTCCTACTGCTAACAAACCACCTAATGGTGTGTATGTTGTGCCGGCAATAGTTTGATATTGATAAGCACTGCTAAAAGTATATACTGACGTATTTGCTACGTTAGCGTATTCATTGTATATTGTTAATTTAACAAACTCTGCACTGTTTACATATGCCTTATTATTTGCTACTGCTGGTATTGTTTCCATTATGCTGTTCCTACAAATTCGTACAGTTTAAAAGAATCACTAAACTCAATCAATGCATTTCCAACAACTGTGTTATTACTTAATTGATATCCACCTGGTGTCAATTTATAAATTGGCATATTAGGACAAAACATATTAAACTGACAAGCATTACCAACAATAATGCCATTAGTAGCAACAGCGGCAGTAATAATATTTGGTCTATTAGTTGTTATAGTAACAGTTGATCCACTACCTCGCAAAACTTGTGTAGTGCTTGTGAATGGATAAGGATTTACATTGGCTGCGCCTATTTGAATTAAATCATTAGGTTCAAACAATACAGTAGTAGAACTAACACTAGGCAGATTACCCAATACCAATTGATCGCCAACAAAACTAGTTACAGTAACAGCAGATATCTGTCCACTAGTCATTGCGCCACGATATCTAAATATCCAACTCAATTGAGGCAGATTGCTAAAAGTAATTACTTGAGGTGTAATTCTATCTAATCTATCCAATGCTTCCATCAAATCTCTAGCTTCATTATATCTAAATCTATTAGGTATATCTAATGTAAACTTCCAGGGATTTTTCGTAGGAGTACCTGATACTCTAGGTATTTCATTTCTTGTATACTGAATGCCGACGACCTTACGTCTATCGATTTCTAATCCATTGCAGTAATTTAATATAGTTTGTAAACCAGACATTTTTATTCCTTATCTTGCGTATGACATTTCTTTTCTTGCCATCTCTACTGTACCAAATAATGTTTTACGATTTTCAGCAAATAATTGTGCGACACTCTTTGCATCAACTGCTGTTATATTATTAGTGATGTATGTATTATTTCCACCAGTAGCAGGACTTGCACCATTTGGAATAATAGTTCCCTGCGTTTTAGGTATAAACAATTCAGGTCCTTTTTCACCAACGATACTAGGTTTATTTACAGGGGGATTACCACCATTAGCAAAACCAAATAAACTAGCAATACCACTAAAGATGCCACCGAAACCGCCGCCACCTCCACTAAAGATTTTAGCCGCCGCGGCTTTCAATTCAATCTTAGCTAAATCTGCAATGACGCTTCTTGCTAATCCACTAAAACTTAATTTACCTGTATCAACAAATGTATCGATA